AACACTCTCCAGTCCGAAGTGGACGGCAAAGCCACCGCCGCCCAAGGTGCTAAGGCCGACACCGCCCTCCAGCCTGAGCCAGTAGACTACCAAGGAGCCTACAACAACGGAGCCGACTATTTCCCCGGCCAAGTCGTCAGCTACAACGGCGAACTCTACATCCGCGTCGGCGAGCCAAATCCTGGCTATCCACCGCCCGGAAGCTACTGGGCCGCCTTCGATCCCTCCGCCTCCCCCGCATTCAAGCTCTGGATCGATCTCTCCAAAGCCGACACGATCCACACGCACACTGCCAGCCAGATCACCGACTTCGCCTCGGCAGTCGTCGCCACCGCGCCAAGCCTCGACATTACCACCACCGTCCGCACCGGTGACGGCACTGCCACCACCTTCCTGATCGATGGCCTCACCAGCTCAAACCCCGAACATGTCCTTGTAGCCCTCAACGGCGTCACCCAAACCCCCGGCACAGACTACACGGTCAGCGAAGCCACTGGCACGATCACCTTCGACGAACCGCCCGCTGCCGGAATGCAGATCAATTGCACCGCCCTCGGCCTCCGCACCGTCCAGCCGCCGATCGACCCCACGCTCTATCTCTACGCCTTCGCCCAAAGCGCCAACGGCCTCACGACCTACAGCGGCCGCCTCCTCAATGCCAACCGCCCAGCCGCGCCAGCACTCCCAGAGACTGCCACAAGCTGGACGATTAAACGCAGCACCCTCAACGCCGCAGGCCAAATCCTCGCCATCGCCAGCGCCACAGGCTCGTGGGCTAACCGGGAGACATTGTCTTACGCATGACAACAATCACCGAGAGCAACCTCACGCAGACACTCGACCTCTCCGCGTTCAACCTCACCCTGCCAGGCGTCGTCGTCGAGTATCCCACGCGCTCAAATTTCCCGAGCGTCGGAAAATCCGACCGCCTCTACATGGCGATGGACGAGGGGATGCCCTACCGCTGGTCGCCCTCGGCGAGCGCCTACACCCTCATGATTCCGATCATCGATGCCGGTAATTTTTGACACTCACCCCACCACGAACAGCCAAAACCAAAACCACCAACCACCTAATTAGCCATGCCAAATCCAATCATTCGCATCAAACGCGGTTCCGGCACGCCGGTCTCGCTTCAAGTCGGGGAAGTCGCCTTCGACTCCACAAACAAATCCTTTTTCATCGGCACAGCCGAAGGCGTCCTGCCAATCGGCGGCGAGCACATCTTCGCAAAGAAGACCTTCGTTAGCGATGCAGTCGCAGCCGAGGCACTCCTGCGCTCGAACGCTGATTCCAGCATCACCACATCGCTGAATAACGAGGTCACACGGGCCACAAGCGCCGAAGGCGTAATCGCCGCGAACCTCGCTCAAGAGCTTCTCGACCGCGCCGCCGCTGTCACTGCGGAGGCCGCTTCTCGCGTTTCCGGCGACAACGCCCTGGACGGCAAAATCACCACTGAGAAAGGCCGCATCGATGCGATCCTCTCAGCCTCATCCGCTGATAAAGACACCTTCGCGGAAATCGTCACCCTCATCAATTCGGTTGATCTGACCAACGACAACGCCCTAGCAGCCGCCGTCCTTTCGATCAACAATGCAATCGAGGCAGAGGCCACCACACGTGGTTCCAACGACACAGCCCTCGGTTTGCGCATCGACGGCACCGTTTCAGCGGCCACGGCCTTGACCACTCGCGTCTCTGCCGCCGAGCAAGACATCCTGGACGAGGTTTCGGACCGAGCCGCAGCCATCACCTCGGTTCAAAACAGCATCGCCTCCGAGGCCAGCACACGCGCCGCAGCGATCACGACCGTTACTGGTCTTGTCACAAGCGAAGCCTCCACCCGTGCGACAGCCGACACATCGTTGTCGAACCGAATCGGCGTGCTCGAAGGTGCCAGCGCCGACAGCCGCCTCACAGCCGTAGAGGCAGACGTGGCCGACCACGAACTTCGTATCTCCGCCTTGGAGACGACGATCGACGGCGGCACCTACTAACCGCAACCACTCCCCGGCGGGGCGGCCTATGCCGCCTCGCCAAGCGGGGGAGTTAAAAATCTCCGCTGAATAAAAAAAGGCCCATGCCAAATCCAACCATCATTCCGAAAAAGTCGGTCCAGAGCGGAGCAATTCCGCCAACTCTCGCCCTCGGCGAGATCGCCATCAACCACGCCGACCGCCGTCTTTACAGCCGCAATCCTGCGACAGGCGAAATTTACAAACTCGCCGGAACCAAAGACGCCCCCGACCGCGTCTGGTCCTTCGACATTTCGAGCGACGGCACCACGACCTACCTCGGCTACCTCCTCTACTCGGCCTTCCCCAATTCCGGCAGCGTCTTCGACGCCACCGCATGGGAGATCGCTCGCACCATCTTTAATTCAGCAGGAACAACCTCATCCGAATCCAGCGCAACCGGCGCGTGGTCTTCCAAGGAGTCCTTAAATTATGCTTAGTCCCTTATACGGCCAACTTTCCCCGCTGCGAGTGCCGACCACGGATATAGCCATGCTAACCGTGAACGCCTACATCGCCGCAGTGGAAGCCGCTGATGGCCAAGCGTTGGAAGAAGGCGTGAAATCGGCATACACAAATTTCATCGTCGGCTGCCACAACGACGGCATCTTGAGCGCGATCAAAGCCTCCTGCATTCTCGCAGGAGCGCGAACTTTGTCGGGGGCGTTAAAACCACTGGTAGGTCCGGCCCCAACGAATTTCAGTTTCGTTTCCGGCGACTATAATCGCAAAATTGGATTAAAAGGAAACGGAACAACTAAAAGGTTATTAACCAACCGAAACGGTAGTTCAGACCCTCAAAACAATCGCCACATGAGCGTTTATCGTGGCGAAGCGATTACAGCAACTCAGTCTGGGGTAAATTTTATGGGCAGTGGTATAATTTCTAGCGTTAGCTCCAACTTAACAAATTATCACGCAACCGGAGCTACCGACGGGTATGTTTTCAAAGCCGCTCAAGCATCTACTGGAGGAATAGTTGCAAATAACTTTACAGGATCAGCAGGTTTTGTGGGAGTTTCCAGATCAATTTCAACATCTGCAAATTATCGCGCCCCCGGCAACCAAAGCGGAACTCTTTCTGTGACGAGCGCGGTTCAAAACACTCACCAAACAGGTGTTTTTTGCATAATGCATAGTGGCAGTCCAAGTGCCTATACCAACAACCGACTCTCTTTTTACTCTCAAGGCGAAAGCCTCAACCTCGCCCTCCTCGACACCCGTGTGTCCAACCTCATGACCGCTCTCGCCGCCGCCATCCTATGACACTCGCCGACCTCATCACCCAGCCTGTGAGCTACGACACCGCCAAAAACCTCTCGCTGGTTTTCTCACCCGCCCTCGCCGCGCAACTCGCCGCCGTGCAAGACGAGCATGGCAACCCCCGCCATGTGGCCGCGCCCGTCGATCTCGTCGATGGCCGCAAAATGTTGTGCGCTGATTTGCTCACCGAAATCGGCCCCGGCGGACTCTACGCCCAAGGATTCGCGCATCTCCCCGCCGAGCTATTCCCGCTCGTTGAAGTCCTCCCCATGCCCCAAGTCCTCCCGCTTTTACCGCAACCCGAACAAGAAATCTAACCCACCACCACCATGCTCGAACAAGTATCCACATCCGTAAAATTCCTCGCTTTTTTTACCGCGAGCAAACAAGGCAAAACCGGTTTAACCGTAACCGTAGATATCTACGCTCCAGACGGCACGCAGATCGTGACCGCAGGCAGCGCCACCGCTCTCGGCGGCGGGCTGTATAGCTACACGCTCTCGACCAACAACAGCGCCGAAGGCGAATACGCTGCAATCTTTAAAACAACTGATGCGACGGTTGACGCCCAGCACATTCCGTCTCTGTGGGTTCTCGGTCGCGCTGGAGTTGAAAATCTCGACGCTGCCACCAGCACACGCCTGCCATCCAGCAGCTACACCGCCCCAGCGAACTCGGACATCTCGGCCATCAAAGCGAAAACCGATGCACTGCCGAGCGACCCGGCAGACCAAAGCCTCGTCGAAGCCGCCATTGCAGGCGTTACAGCCCCAAGCGCTGCCACCGTGGCCAGCGCAGTGCGCACCGAGCTCGCCACCGAACTCGCTCGCGTGGATGTCGCCACCAGCACACGCCTCGCTACATCGGGCTACACAGCCCCGACCGCCGCCCCAACCGCCGCGCAAAACGCTTCGGCTGTCCGCTCCGAACTCAGCACCGAGCTGGCCCGAGTGGACGCAGCCGTCAGCACGCGCCTCGCCGGTGCGTCCTACACGGCGCCAGCAAACAGCGATGTCGCCGCGATCAAAGCGAAAACCGACGCACTTAACACCGAGCGCCTCGCCAATGTGGCCACAACGGCCATCGTCGGCAACCTCATCGCCCAGGCGAACTCATGAGCGAGAGCGTCGCCAAAGCCCTCGACCTCGCATCCCGGTGGGTCACTCCCATCGGGATACTCGTGGTGATTCTTTTGCAAAGCCAATTCGTGTCCCGCAGTGAGTTTGAAAGCGCATCCGAAAAACTCAGCGGACGCGTGGAAAAAATCGAGGCAGTCCTGATTCGCATGGAAGCCAACGCCGAAACAGACAAGCGCCACGACAACCTCCTTGCCGACCACGAAGGCCGCATCCGTGGCCTCGAGCGCCGTTGAACCTTTGACACCTCCGCAAAGACGATGAAAGCAATCTTCTACATTCTCGACAGAGCGGCTGAGTCGTCTTCCTGGAGGGGTGCAATTTTGATGGCCACGGCGCTGGGCCTGCGTCTTGAACCCGAGCTTCAGAACCAAATCGTGGCAGCCGGTCTCGGCCTCGTGGGATTGATCAACCTCCTGCGAAAAGAAAAATGAACCCTCCGCGAGTCGCGGCGACCGCAGTGATGCTCGGCTGGATCTTTCTGGCAATTAGTTTTCTCACCTCCTGCGTGGCCGTTCCGGTGCCGCCATTCGGCGACCGCATCGGCGAGGCCGGAACGCTCCACATCCGCGCCACCGTGCGCTTTGAGCCACGCCTGACCGAAAGCGAAGCCGCCAACCGAGACCTCTGGAACGCATTCGGCGAGTTCCAAAAAACCCTGCCTGCTCTGAAGGACAAATGATTTCGCTCCTCGCCCGCTTCTTCATGTTGCCACGCCCGGCGCAATCCCCCGCGCCAGCGCCTGAGTCGAAGCCCGCAAAGCCAGCCAAAACCTCCGGCCTCCTCAAGCCCGAGCCAAAGTTTTACCAACAGACGAACAAGCGCACCCCCAACATCAGCGCGGGCCGCGTCATCAAGCCCACCCACATCGTCCTGCACCACACCTCCGGCGCTTACGCCGGATCCGTCTCGTGGTGCTGTGACCCCGTGAGCAAAGTCTCGTATCACTGCATCATTGCAAGGAACGGCAAACGCACGACTCTCGCTCTCCCAACCCAGCGCACATGGCACGCAGGTGTGAGCCAGTGGCAAGGCCGCAAAGACGCCAACTCGTGGAGCATCGGCATGGCCTGGGAAGGCGACACCTACCAAACGCCTCTCAGCGAGGACGCTCTCCTCTCCGCCGTCGAATATCTCCTCCCCATCCTGCGCGAGCACCACATCCCCCTCGCAAACATCTTGCGCCACGCCGATGTCTCCCCCGGTCGCAAAGACGATTGCTCCCCATCGGCCCACGCCGCCCTGATCGCCGCCCTCAATCGGGTGCTTTAATATGGCCAAGAAACCCGCCCCGCCCAAAGACCGCGAGGCCGTCATGCTCCAAGCCCGCGCCCTCCTCGCCGAGCATTTCGCGCATGGCATCTGCGTGGTGAGTTGGGAGGACGAAGGAACGACATACAACATGGATTTCAAATTTGGCAATGACTACGCCGCCAAAGCCCTCGCCCGCGAAGCCGAAGAACTCCTCTGGCCCCTCGAGGAAGACGAAGAGGAAGACGAAGAGGAAGAAGCATGAAGGCGACGCTTGAGTTCACCCTGCCCGAAGAACGCACCGAGCACATTTGCGCTGTGAAAGGCATG